TGGTTCAGGGACCTCGCGTTCGGGCGCAGGAGCGGCCTCTACGACGCCAGAATCCTAGTCCACGGACACTGGCACAACTTCGCCGTCAGTCAGGCGGGGGATGCCCGTTGGATCATCTCCTGCCCGAGCGCGGACCGGGGCTCTGATTGGTGGACGAACCTGTCTGGCGACTCCACTCGACCCGCAATCCTCACCTTCGAGGCGCAGGGAGGAAACGCGTCAGCCTGGGAGCTCTACTCTTAACCCGACCTTGTAATCGACCCGATACAAGGTGTACCTCTGGAAGGAGGCGATCATGAGATGGTACTGGGATGCCACACTCGGCAAGGCCCTGAGCGGCTGGAACTGGAAGCTGCATCACCTCTGGTGAGATAACACAAGGCCCCCGCTTGTACCAAGCCGGTTACAAGCGGGGGCCTTGTAGTGTCAGGCCTTGACGGCCGCCAGGGCCTCGGGAGTGCCCACAGCCCAGCCGACGATGGTCACGCCAGCCGCCTTGGCGGCCGACTTTGCAGTCTCCTGCTCATCCTTGCTGGACACGAGGACCCACACGCCGTCAGGGAACACGCTCTTCGCAGCACCCCACACCCCGGCGCCAGCCTTAGAAGCCGACAGGATACCCTTCTGCGCATCCTTGATCGGGTCAGTCAGGTGCCAGTCGGCAGTGGCGTCCGTAGCGTTCACCACGCGCACGATAGACGGGTAATGGGCCTTCATGATGCCGCGCAGCTTCGTCTGTCCGCGGCCGTGAATCTCCTGATACGCCTTCCCTGCCCGGGACGCCAACACGGTAAAGGCCTTGCCGTCCGAGGACTTGTAGTACTCGGCCCCAGAGTCAGCGAGCCCGTTGCGGACGTTCGGCAGGACCTCGATGCCAGCAGCTTCAAACATGTTGAGAGAGTCGACCATGCTCGCAACATCCAGGCCCAAGTTACGGGCGCCCTGGATCGACACGTTGGAGAACTCGCGCTTCATGCTGCCTTTGTCGGTGAAGCTATCGGGAATACCGACGGCGAGGTCCGCGGTGTCGGCGACACCGCGGAGCGGGAGGGCCACCTGGTTGGGCTTCAAGGCCGCAACAGCGCTGAGGTCAGCGTCCGAGTAGGCGACGCGGGCCGGGTCACCCCAGCCGTCGGAGAGCCACGCCATGACCGGGAGACCGTCACCCTGAGCTGGAGGCGGTGTCGGAGGTGTTGCGGGCGCGGACGGGACGACCGGCCCCTGAGCCTTGGACCACGCAGCCAGGGACGCCACCGCGTCACCGATACGCTTTGCAGCAGCTGCACCGAATGCTACCGCACCCATCTTCGTGGGGTGAGTCTCGTCCGAAAGGAGAAGCGTGTCACGAGTCCCGTCGCCATTCGGAGCCCCCGCGTGCCCGGTGCCAGACAGAACATCCGACACCTGAATCACGGGCGCGCCCGGAGTCAGGGGAGTATCCCCGGAGGCAGGCGCCCACGGGGCAGTCACCCGGTAGGCGACACCGGAGTAGATAACCACATCCCCCGTAGCGGACACCCGCCCATCACGCCACGGCACAGCCTGCTTATCGACGACACCAAGCCAGTCCACGAAAGCGACGCCGTTGGCAAGACCGCCGGAGGCATCCACGCCATCCTTCGTTGCCTTCACGTTGACGTTGGCGGAACGAGACTGGAGGCGGGCAACAGAGGACGGCTGCGGGCCGAGCACCACGATCGGCACCTGCGGGAGCTTGGCGCGCACCTTAGTGATGAAGGACTTCACCGCCTCCGTGATCGCCGAACCGGTATTGTCGCCGTTGTCGATCACCTTGTCGGCGTTCAGGGAGCCGATGGTCACGATGAGGTTCGGGGCCGCGGCGCAGACGGCGTTGACACGGGAGTCCACCTCGAAGCCGTCACGGCCAGAGGCGGAGTACCCGAACCCCGAGCCATCTACCGCACTGAACGCCGGGACGCAGCCCAGCGCGCGCGATACGACGGACGGAAGGTTGAAACCCTGCCCCATAGTCGACTCTGTGGACCAGGAGTCCCCAAAGAATCCGACCGTAGGAACCCCCTGGCCAGCGCGAAGCGGGAGCGCAGCCAGAGGAGCGCTCGGCGTTGACGGCGCAGGAGCAGCCCCCCCAGCCTGAGACAACTCAGCCTTTGTTGCGTAGGTGGAAGCAACCTCCGCCTTAGTGGGGTAGGTTTCCTGGGCGTCACTCTTAGTGACGTACGTGCTAGACGCGTCTGAGCGCGTCAGATAAGCGGACAGGTCAGGGGCCTGCCCCCCGCCGCCCAGCTGGGCCTGCGCCAGAGCCTCCTTAGTCGCATACGTGGAAGCCACGTCAGCGGTCTTCGCATAATCGGTGAGCTCAGCCTTCGTGGCCGCCGCGTCAACCCGAGCACTGAGCGCATTGTCGGCGGATTCAACGTCCGCCTTCGTAGCGTAGAGCGACAAATCGGGGGTCGATAGAACCTTCACCTCCCCCTTCGTTGCGAAGACCTCATCCGCCTTACTCTTGCTGTA